GAGGTACCAGATAGTTACATCCGTGCAGCAGCAGATGGTATAGATGATGATGTAACAAAACTCTGCTTTAATTTACCGCCAGAGTGTATTGAGATTAATGCTAGAGCTAATTTAAAAGCTGCAATGCCAGATGCACAAACATTTCAGTATGTTGCAGCATATGATTCTGGAGTTAAAGAATTCCAAGATGGGGGATTTGCATATGGAGTGGATGCAGTAGCACAGGCAGATAACTACGGTAGTAGTATGTCCCATCTCTATGGTCCTTTTGGTAAGAAGGAATGTCTTGAGGTAGCACAACCCAAACTTTATAATATTACTAGATGGTTTGATATGCCTTGTGCTTATTTGGATGCTAACGAGGCGGGTGAAAGAAAAGCATTTGGATGGTTACCGTATAAGTATTGTGCTTCACAGCAAAAGGAAGCAACCTTCAGAGTATCAATGGAAATAGAAGGATATGTTAGTGGTAGTCAAGGACCAGCATTTATGGATTTCATCCAAAATATGCCTCCTCCTTTCATGCAAGAAAAAAGAGATATAACAACCAATGCTGGTGGGAAGACTTGGAAATGTAAGAGGAGTAGTATAGATGGTAGATGTTACCGTGATCCCCAAGACCCAGGCAACATGGTATTTGTACCAGTAGGTTTGGATGAAAATACTTATAGTTATGATAGGTCTGACTACACAGAATTAGAGCAATTCCAGATGTGGGCTGGTGATAACGTTACTAATCTAGGACCAGCAGTGCAGACATGGTTAGGTCACCCTACTGCAAATGATCCTTTGGGTGCACCACATTCTGTAGATTATACTGCATTATCTGTAACACCATGCGTTGCTGGTGTGCCACCTAATGAATGTTGGGATTCATATGTGCGGGGAGTTAACGCATCGGATGGACCTCTTACAGTATATTGTGGTTATGATGCAGATGGTAATGGTATAGCAGGTCAGACTTACTGTAATACTACTGAGTTATATGATTCTTGTGTGGCACTAGATAGGACTTTAGATGCATCTATTGCTGTCAATCCTAAACGTATGACAGGATCTGGATCTAATGCTAGATTATTATTAGGTGCTTATAATGGTAGAATGACTGTGAGGAATTGGTTAACTGGTGGTATTATAGCACTGGGTAGATCACTTAAAAATTATGGTAATCCATTCTTTGATGAGTGTAATGAGGATGATTCTTGGGTGGATGGCACTACTCTAAACGACACTATATTCCCTAAGAGGTTATAATATGGCATTTGGATATCTCTTACCAGTATCATCTCTAAATGGACTACCTTGTAGTGGTCATGGATTGTGCCTACCGTCTACTATACACTCTGTACAGTCCTGTGGTAGTACTCCAATACCATATTCTATTACAATTAAGGAATATACTTGTTGGTGGCCTCCTCAACCATTAATCCCAATCTTTCCAGTAACCCCATATAGGGCAACTGTGCAGGTAAACCGTATTCCTATTATGTTACATGGGGATACATTCCAACCGCATATAGCAGTATGTACTAATATTATTGTGTACATGTGTCCTTGTGGTAAGTCAACCTGTCCAACGCCCACTCCAATCCCTTGTAGCACCCTTACAATAGAAGATGGTGGTGGTGTAGGACATACTAGAATTCTTATGGCAACGACTGTAACAGTCTTTGCTCTGAAATTACCTATTGCAAGGATACTAGACCCTCTAGGAGTTGGATTTTCAGGGTTTAGTTACCCTTGTTCATCAGTGGTTGCGTGGGGGCATGCAACTGTGCTATCATCATAGTAGTTTACTAATCAAAAATGGCATTATACGGTACAAATGGAGATTGTGTTGCTCCACCATCGAAGAAAACAAGGCAAGGTAACGGCAAAAACACGAAAATTTCGCCAACTTCACGTAATGCAGCGAAAAAGAAGTATAGGGGTCAAGGAAAATAGTCTAGAAACCCTATAAATAAAAGATATAGTGCTAAATATCTTAGTAAAGTAATAGGACATGCCTTCATACAGGTTCAGATCTGAGAAATATGTCAGTAGAGGATTCAAGGACTTAGCAATTTCCTTCAAAGATAATCCTAATACTGGCGATTTCGGTGTGGTTAAAAATGAGAATGCAATAAAACAGTCAGTTAGGAATCTCCTACTGACTCAATTTGGTGAACGTCCTTTCCAAGACAAGATCGGGTCTCAGGTTAGGATGCTTTTATTTGAACCATGGGATCCATTCTCAGTTGATTCTATGAAAAATGAGATATTTAACTGTCTAGCTAGACTGGAACCAAGAATTCAAGTTACTAGAGTGAATGTTCGTGATGATTCCGATATCAATTCAGTCCAAATATCGATAGATTACACTATTGTTGGAGAGCAAGTAGTACAAAACGTCGATTTTCTCCTAGAGAAAGCATAAAATGTCAGCAATTCCGTCACAATTAACGTCTTTAGACTTCTTTGAGATCAAAGAATCCATTAGGTCGTACCTAAGGACACGAAAAGAGTTCTCAGATTACGATTTTGAGGGTAGTTCTGCATCGTATCTGATTGATATACTTGCTTATAACACATATTACACTGCCTTCAACGCTAACATGGCGTTGAATGAAGCGTTTTTAGAGACTGCTACGGTCAGAGACAACATTGTAAGGATTGCAAAGCAATTAAACTATACTCCTAGATCACTTAAAGCACCTAGAGCATGTGTAAAACTGGTTGCACAGACTACAACATCACTAAATGGTACTACTTTTCCAGAATTTGCTACCCTAAAGAAGGGTGATGTGTTTGTTGCAGACAATGATAACGATAGTTACACCTTTGCATTGACTCAAGACATCCAAGTTGCTGTTGATACTGCTACTGGTAAGGCAACTTTTGATAATGTATTGGTATATCAAGGAAATTTACTTACATACAACTATACAGTTGACTATACTAAGAAGCAAGACTACATTATTCCTGATGAAAACGTAGATACTGGACTTTTAAGGGTAGATATCTCACCAACTGCTCAGTCTTCAGAGACTGATACTTATAGTCTTGCTACAAATGTCACAAATGCTGATGCAACTTCCAGAATTTTCTATTTGGAAGAGACTGATGACCTCAGATACCGTCTAGTTTTTGGAGATGGTGCTATTGGACGTAAATTAATTGATGGAGAATTCATTACAGCAACATATGTGTCTACTGATGGTGTTGAAGCTAACGGTGCAAAGGGTTTTGACTTTGTTGGTAACGTAATAGACAGTGATGGAAGAGCAATTGCTCCCGCAAAGATTGGTTTAACCACAAAAGACGCTGCTCAAGACGGTGAAGATCGTGAAACAGCACTTTCAGTCAAGTTTAGAGCACCTAGAGCGTATGCAACTCAGAATAGAGCAGTTACAGAGAATGATTTTGAGCATATTGTCTCTGAAATCTACCCTCAAGCAGCATCTGTAACTGCTTTTGGTGGTGAGAAACTATCTCCCCCTGTTTATGGTAAAGTTTACGTTGCAATTCGACCAAAAACAGGAAATAAACTCAATGAGACGACAAAACAGAAGATAAAAAACGATTTGAAGAAATATTCAGTCGCTTCTATCGAACCAGTCATCATTGACCCAACAAGTTTCTATGTTATTCCTAAATCTTACGTTTACTACAATGGAAATGATACTGCTTTGACTGGATCAGAGTTAGGAACTAAGGTTTTACAAGGAATTGACCAATTTAACAAGAATGGTCAAACAAATAGGTTTGGTGGACGTATCGACGGATCTAAATTTGGATCTATGGTTGATCAAGCGGATACTAGCATTTCTGGTAACGTTACTCAGATGACTTTAGGTCAAAATCTCGATAAATTCACTTTTGGTAATGTATTTACACAATGTTTAGATTTTGGTAACCCACTTTACGATCCATCTGGGTATTCTGGCACTCCTGATACTGGTGGTGGTGATGGTAATGATGATGGCGATGGAGATGGAAGTGGAAAATGTAAACCAAACTTCTCTGTAGTTAAATCTGGTACATTTTATGCTACTGGGTATACAGAAGATCTTGTAAATCTTACTTTAAGTGATGGATCTACTTCTGCCACTGTATCAACTCCTGGTATAAGCACAAATGTTGCTAATCAGGTTTTAGTACCAGTAAATATAAGAGATGATGGTCAAGGAAACCTAATTCTCGTTACTACAAGGGATGAGAGCGAATTAACTCTTAATCCTTCAGTTGGAAGTGTAAATTATGGCACTGGTCAAGTCTGTGTTGGTCCTGTAGCGATTCAGGGCACTCCAGATGACACTGAAAGACTTCCAATCCAAGTATTACCTGCGGGTGGATCAATAACAGTCCCACCAGGTGTAGATCCAACAATCTTTAACCCATCAGTCAATCCAATTGACTACACAATCAATAATATCGCTATTCCTACCTTTGATCCGAATAACTTTAGTGGTTATAACTTCGGTGACACAGGGGGTATAAATATCATTGATTATCCAATGGATAGTTTCACATATCCAGTCAGCGAATCCTGTTTCTAAGATAGATGCCGATTACAAAGAATATCAACGTCTCTGATAGAGTCGAGAATCAGTTACCCGAGTTCATTCGTCAAGAAGATAGACAATTAGTCAACTTCTTGTTTGAATACTATAAATCTCAGGAAAAGACAGGTAGACCATACGATATACTCAATAATTTACTGAGATATCTTGATCTGGACAGTTATACCTCTGAGCAACTTGCAAGTGCAACTGAATTGCTCAAGGATATCGGTGTGTACGATAAGAAGATTGAAATTGAGAGCATAAATGGATTTAAGGAGCAAGATGGCTCCATAATGATTGATAATGAGGTAATTTACTATGAATCTGTTACTCGTGGTCCTGATGTTATTATTACTCCTGGGATCTCTTACCCCCAATTCAATAAGAAGAAACAACAGTTAGAAAATCCTTTTAATCTGTTTGATGGCACTGAAACTACCTTCCCACTAAGCTTTTTAGGTACTCCAGTCGCTCCACCTTCAGCAGAGCACCTTCTTGTCATTGCTTACAATGATATGAAGGTACCAAACGTAGATTACTTCGTAGAAGGGTTTAATATACGTTTTAATGAG